TGTAGTGATTACAGTCTGCATAGCGGCTTGTAAATCAGTCTCATCTACAGAAGGTTGAGTAACACAACCCCAAGTCAAGGCATTAATATCAAACGTACCTGTTTGACAGAGACGAGTTTTAATCTTTTCTACAGTATCTACCAAAGTATCAGAAGCACCCGGAGTAGGTAAGCAAGACCCTACATTATTAAATAGGGGTAGTGCAGCACCACTTTCTACCAAAGAACATATTTGGTCATTAATTAAGTCAAAAGCTTCTGGAATATTAGTAGGAGGAGTAGGAACAGCAAAACAGTTATTCCACACTACACCACTAATATCTGTATACTCCTGTAGGTCTCCTATGGCAGTACAGAACTTACTATAAACAGTAGCCAAATTGTCGGCTGGAGTAATGCCAGCAGCTGCACAAGTAATAGCAGGACTAGTTATAGCAGTAAACTGATTACTAACAGAGGTCTGGTAATCTACAAAGGTAATAGTAGTAAAATCTGTAAAAGCTGAAAGTAATCCACAGTATCCAGCACTTATAGCCTCTACAAACTCTTGTTGAGTATTAATAGGTGCTAAACAGCAGGTATCATACGTAGAGTAATCTCCACCATTTTGACAGACTTTCTCCTCTATCTTCTGTAGGGCTACTTCTATGCTATCATTTGTCTCTATTCCTGTACACGGTAAAGCGGCAGCAGTATAATAGGTACATTTAGCATTGAAAGCATAACCATTGCAATCAGGATCATTGCAGCTCTCACAATTTGGTTGCTCATATGTGACATTATAAACAAAAGGAACATTATTATTTGTACAAGACATGGTATAATTTTATGGAATATACATTATAAAATAAGCACCTATAGAAGGTTGCCTGTTGTCATGAGCTTGACTACTACCAGCACTAGCTATTGTAATACCAGTTGTTGCTGTATTAGTACTACCAGCAGCTTCTGCCCCATCCATTTGTACAGCAGCTACAGCCCCACCCGATGTAAATGAAGTTTCATTAGAGCCAGTTATTGTGTGGCTATGCCCCGCATCTGTTACAGTATGGCTATGAGAGGGCATTTGACCAGTAGTTAGGGTAATATAAGAAGAACCCCACTTCTGATTAAGTACGTAGTTTGTAGAAGGATTAGCTGGATTAGTTGGGTCTACTGCACTATCTAATGCTCCACCGGGAACACCTTGTACAGCACCTACAGCTACACGACCTCTTCTATCTGGAGTACCATTACTACCATTACAAATATATACTTTCTGATAACCAGCTGAAGCTATGCCTACACCACCACTATCAAAGTTAGATAGAGGGCCATAGTATTCATAAGCTACATAAGGAACCATTTTAGTGCTTTGCTGTACTGTACCACCTGATACAGAAGACAAATAGCTGGCTATTAAACTATTAAGCTGACTGGCTTTTACGTAGTCATTAGCTATAGTTGTAAGAGTACTATCCATTTCGCACACCTTATTCAGAAGTGCTTGGAGAATATCATCTCTGGTAGGGTTAACTGGTAATCCAGTAAGACACACTACATTAAATGAATAGACAGAATTTACTGTAGCAGATAAAGTATCTACCAATTCCTTTAAAGTACAGTTAGCATCAATAAGAACTTGAATAAGGTTCTTTAAAGTTTTGTCTTGGCAGCAACCAAACAAATCTTCAATAAAAGGACACTTCAAGTCTATATCAGCTAATGCAATCCCATTGCCTTCAGCAAATTCTACTACTTTATCAATGATAGCTTCCTCTACTTTACTTACAGGGTCTCCATTATTTATTCCTAAAAGTGGAATACTATCTCCAGTATACCTTACGCAGGTATCTGGAGTAATAGTACCACAACCGTTAAAACATCCTTGACAGCTCATTTATTTATTAGTATTTTTACCCGTGATATAATATCTGCCAGAGGTACACATGGTACATAGTCAGGATTGTATAGGTGAGAGGTCAGTATCCTCTTGTAGTGCAGTAAAGTCTCCAGATTATCCTTATCTACATGTAGACATGTCATAAGGGTCAGGTTGTTATATGCATTACACGAATACGTCTTTAACTTGTTATCTACATCACATAATGTATCCAACAAAGAAAGACAGTTCGTACAATTAGTTAGTTTTACTTGCAGCATTTTCTTTTTCTAATTTCTTCTGATAACAAGTCTTACACAGCCCATCCTTAAACTCTACAGCAGGATTACATCCGCTACAGGTGCAACAGAGTACTCCACATCCCTTACAGTTTGCCCTAGCCATTACAGTTGCATTTATTGGTTATAAAATTATCCAGCATCTTATCTGCCTGCCTATACATCTTAATAGAGAGAGCTGGTGCACACTCATTAGCAGCAGCAATAGCCCCCTGAATAAAGTAGTAGATACTATCCAACTCTTCTTTTCTCTGCCTTCTTATAATATTGTCACACTCCATCATATCCATCTTCATAAATGCCTTATCAAATTTTTCTTGTATAGCGTTGACCTTTAAGAAGGTTTTCTCTACGAAATGTTGATAGGCAGGATTGATGGTATACTTAACCTCATATATACCGTCCGGTAAAGGAGTGATATCTGAGGAGGGGTCTGACAAACCTAAATGGGCAGAAGTGAAGGTATTAATAGCTTGTGGTTCAAAGGCAAGCGTGACAGGATTAAATCCTGTAGCTGTAATCTGTATAGTAGGGCTTACTGGGGTATAGTTAGATGGGTAGACAGAGAAATCTGCTATACTCAAGGCATAGCTAGAGTAAGTCTCCACCAACAATAAATCCAGTTTTATAGAAGTAGCCATTATTATCTAGTTGTAAATTGTTTAATAGTCTCAGCTATTTTCTTAGCGAGAATATTTTTGTTAGTTTCATAGACCTGCATATCTGTATTGTTGGTTAAGAAACATACCTCTATTAAGATATTTTCTGCATTAGGTCGCATCCAACCAAGTGATTTTCTGGCACTTACAGATTCAGGTTTAACTCCCCTAGCCTTAAAGCCTACTTCAGCAAATACCCTTAGCAGGGACATAGCCAAGTGTCTCTCAAAAGTAGAGGCAGCATCTGGGACAAATATCTCTGTACCATTAGCTGCTGGCACACCAGCGTTCCAATGTATATCTATAAGAATATCTCTAGAAGAAAATTTACCTATTAACCACTGTAATGTTTGCCTGAGAGCATTGGTGTTAGCATCTGTTTTAGCATTGATACCATATAAACGCAAATTGGCTATTACTAAGTCTCTAAACTCAATAGCCAAATCCCTTTCTATATATCTACCGTAAGCAGCTCCGGGGTCTGACCCACCATGACCAGCAATTACAAATACATTACGCATAGTCAATCAATTAAAAAAGCCAGAGGGATTTGGAATTAATCCCCTCCCTCTGGCTTAGGTTTATTAAGCTACGCTCTTATTAAGGAGCAGTAGTTGTAGTAGTAGTAGTCGGGAAGATAGGTGTTGCAGAGAAATCTTCAGCTGCTCCAAGATATGCTTCCAGAAGAGTTTGAATGTCGTCAGTCAAACCACCACTTTGAGGCACAGCCAATATAACTGTTGCATCTTCGATGATATAATCACCCCAAGTATACTGCTCTTTAGCAGGCTTATACTTAATGTAGAATGTATCATACACAGCACCAGCAGTTACATAACTCTCAAAGTTATAGTTGTAACCACCCATCCTGTAGAGATGCTTCAGATAACCAGCTTGGTAGCTGTAGTAATCTTTCTCTAATTGTGCAATCTCCGCAGAAGTACCAGCAGGATAGCTAGAACGCTGAGTAGCAACTACTGTTGCAACAAGGTCACAAGCATCAGCCACGATGAAGTCAGCAGTAGTAGCTGGTCCTTCGTAGATGAAAGCATTGAACCACATCCTGTCATACTCATAAGGGAAAGCAGCAACATCACAAGGCTGACCATACGCAGTAAGAGTCTTACCAGTAATCCTCAGTTTTGCTGTTGCACCAGTTCCAACCTTAGCAAAAGTATAGAAAGTAGAGAAAGAAATGTTGTCTGGGTTAATGCCCGGAGCTGTTTGATTAAGAGCTGCAATCAACAGGTCAACCAAAGCTTCTGCATCTACATCAGTACAAGGGTCAGCACCACAATCACAACAAGGAGCTTGTACAGTAACTGAACGAGTAAAACCATTGAAGTACAATGTGTCGATGTAGCTAGAGTGTGCACGTAATGTCAAAGTCACATACTCACCACAACCTACGGTAAAGTCGCTAATCTCAGTAATCTGAGGAAGAGCTGTAGCATTACCCTCTACAAAATACCAATCAACAATTTTATTCTTGTCAATCTTATCTGAACGCTTGCTTCCCTGAAGATATTCGTTAGCACGACCTTGTGCAACGTAAACATACTTCTGGTTAGGAATAGTACCCGCTGTAACTGTAGCATAAGATGGGCTGAAAAAGCCTACCTGCCCAGCAGTCAAATCTTGTGTGCTACCAGTGGTAGGCAAAGAAGATTGAGAGGTGGGAACTACAAATAGAGTAACCAATGAAAAATCCATAATTCTTGTTTTAAATTTTTAAAATTTATTCGCTTTTTTGTATCCGTACTTGGGCAGCTTGTACTGCCGTAGGATTGTCTGTATACATTGCCAGAGCCTGTACTGTCAGGTCTACCAGTTCATCTTCAAGATACTCATTCAATTCACAGTCCTGAGTAACTGAAGCTTTCCCATCCAGCTTTGTATAACCTTCTTTATCAATATACTTAGGATACCTAATGTAGGACAAATACAGTTTTTTAGGTGTAAATGTTCCATCTGTATATACTCCAATTTCGTTGGAGGCTACAGTACAGAAAGTTTCCTGATACTCAAAAGAAGGCTTGTAGTTAGAGTTATTTATTAATGTTACAACGTCTGCATGTTTTGCCAAGTCCCTATTAACCCACACAACCCTATTTGTACACTCTTCTTTGTCAGCTACAATGTAGCTATCAATGTAGAACATGTATTTAGGAGTGAGATTATCTATGTTGGCTACCCACTTATTGATACGCTTGTCTACTTCCTTCAGGTCAAGCGCATGGTCAGTGTAGTCCTCCACAAGTCTCTGGAGGTCTTCATACCTCTTTTTAAAGGCATCAAGACCTCCTTGGAGAACATTGTTACTATCTAGTTTTTGTTTTATAAGGATAAGTTGTGCTTCATTCAAAGCCAGTATCTTATCCTCCAACTCAATCACCTGATGACTGTTAGAAGATAGCTTATTTAACTTTTGGTCAATTTTATATAATAAACTATCTACTATTATCATACTGCGGCTAGTTTCTTAGCTTTTACTTTGTGTGTCAGAGCAAGCAGGTCTTCCTGATTCTCATCATCCATTAAGTGGTTAACCCACTCAACCTTGCTATCTGCCACCTTTAATTCGCCCTCATATAGTTTTCCACCATGCCTGAGACGATATACTGAGTGTGTAATTGCTTGTTCTACCAAGTCATTAATCTCCAGCAAATTCTCTTCCATATGAGCAAAACGATTGAAGAGGGATATAGGGTTAGTGCCCTTAAATTCTCCTACTTTAATCTCACTATCTTTCAGGATAGTATCTAGCTGATTGTAAACAACTTCTTCTACTGTATCGTCAGATACTGGCAGTCCCATCATTCTAGCTACCTTCTTCCTCTTTGTAGGAGACATAGCATCTAACTCTGCAACAGCCTTATTGATAAGTTGTTTCTTCTTAAAGAGAACAGCATTATCCTTTTCTTGGTCTACAACATACCACTGTACGTCAGCACCATATTCACCTCTTTCATATGCTTGATATGAGGAAGCAATCATAGGATGTACTCTCAACCAAACAAAAGCCAACAGTTGACGAACATTATCCAAATCAAAAGCATTGTCAATGTCCAGCAACTTAACTGGTGTAGTGTGTGCTTCGTCAATACCCTCTCTGTAGAGAGTGTAATTCCAAAACTTACTGTAAGGAGCTAAGTCCTCTTCAGTCACTCCAATACCTTCAGCAATAGCTTTTCTCCAACCCTTGATACGCTCAATCTCAGCTTCCCGTTCATTGGGGTCTTGAATACGCTTAATATAAGCTGCATTCTCATCCAATCCTGTACGATAACGTCCACTAGCTTCCTTGTAAGGAAACATAAATACGCCCGTACCCGGAACCCTTGTCATGCCTTTCTGGGAGAGATTAGTCTCCATTGTCTGAATGTTTGCTCCTGTCTTATCTTTCTTGATAGGAGAAATTTTTACTAGCTTGCCCATATGTAGTTTTTATTTACTGGTTTAAGAGAAGAGTGTTGGGTTCGACCCACATCTAACATGCACTCTTTGTCCTTGATTAGTAAAGGTGGGCCTCGTAGGTGTGAGGCCCAGCCTTTGTTGAGTTAAGGACTAACTCTATAGACTAGTACTGCGGAATCTCTTCAATCAGAACTGTACGAGACAGGTCTTCAATGAACACATCACAACGGTCTTTCATCCAAATTTCATAACCGGGGAACTTGTTGGCAGAAGACATACCCTGTGACTTAGCAAAGCCAAGGTGATGACGAGTACCATCAATATAACCCCAAGTCATTGAAGGAGCACCCTGCATACGAACTTCACGAATGTTGTTCACCATGCTACCATCACTCATCGGAGATACATCGAACACAAAGAATACAGGTGTAGACTTCTTGTTCTGACCAAACTCCAGATTAGTTTGTGGAAGGTCCAATTCCTTCAGGTGCACCAACTCAACCTTACCAGTTTCCCTAGTAACCATTGAATCAAATGCCCAGTTGTAGGTAAGGGATTGTCCTACTCCCTGTACACCAAGACCGTTTGAGCCACCAGTAGCCATCAGGGTCAAACCTGAGTTAAGAGCATCGCTCTTAAGAGCCTGTTGGAATACATCAAATCCAGCTTCGTTAGTGTACATTTTAACCCTACGGTCCTTCACATCCACCCTACGGTAGAAGAGGTCTCCAAACACTGAACGAATCAGGTTGGCAGAAAATTCACCTCTATTATACTGTACAAGGTTACCGTTATTACGCATCCTGTGGTATACACCAGCAGAGAGCCTTTTCAGTTCTTGCTTACTTCCAGAAGTCTTAACAGTTCCGGGCTTGCCCCAAATCATACGCTTAACTTTCAGTTCAAGCATAGACTTACGCATCCAGAACTCAATAAATGGTTCCCACTTAACATCATTACGAGTGAGAGGCATTTGATTCCTACGCTGTGGAGCATACACCAGAATATCCAGTGGCTTACCAGAAGCATCTCTCATCATCCTGTCATCAGCCCATTCTGTGATTTTGTGCTCAAAACCATAAGCAGAAGACAGACTCTCAAACATAGTGATTTCTTCACCAAGGCGAGGCAGACCCAGCAAATCTTGGTCAAACTCTCCAATAGCACCATCAATCAGTTCCAGTTCGTTACCATACTGAAGGAAGTTAGAGGAGATGAAATCTACTGTAGGATTCTCACTTACCAAAGTGAAGGTGTACAGATAACCCCTGTTGTATGGAGTAGGGTCTTGAATCACATAGAGACGAGGACCATACTGCCTAGTACCGAGAGATACAATTGAATTCTTAGAGAACTCATTGCTATCCAATACCAACCAAAACTCCTGTCCATCAATTCCGGGTTTCTCCAGAGCCGCAGTCTTTTCAGGGACTTCGATGATTTTAGGGAATTTGTAAGGTACTTGAATCTTCCACTTCCACGCATCACTGTTATTGTCGATGTAGAAAGGAGTACTTTTGTTAATCATATCCAAGAAGTCGTTGCTATACAACGAACTTTGGGTGTACAGACTGATAATTTTCTTATCATAATCTGCTGGTTCGGTAGAGTGGAAACTCTCCAAGTGGTTAGTGTCCGTCAACTTTCCTACTGCACGTTTGTCCATAGAGGCCACCCTTGCGTAGGTAAACCCAGTTAAGCCGGGTATTGTTTGAATTGCCATTTTTTCTAAAATTTAAAATTTATAAATTGTTCCAAGTCGAATTGCCTTGCTTATTTACGTTTGTCTTGGGCTTGTTTCGGACTACTTCATTAAAGAGTGTGTTCGTTTCCTTCGTAACACCAGCTTTCTTTATTGTTGACAGAGTAGGGTCGTCTTTTAGTATTTTCAGTAGGAGAGCTACTTTAGCTTTAAGTTCGTGATTCTCAGGCTTCTTGAGATTGAGTATTTCTACATCAAAGTCGGTGAGAGTCTCTCCTGCTGAATTTTTCCATTTCTTTGCCAATAGCATGTCCTGTACTTCTTCAGCCAAACGTTGATTGATGGGAATACCATCAAACTCTTTAGTTTTTAACTTCTCACTCAACACCTTATTGATACTGGCAGCAAATGCCTGCTCTGCTTGTTGGGCAGCAAGTTTCTTATTTTCCTGCTGTACCTTAAGGTCTTCTAGTTTCTGAGTCTCCTTTTTAATGAGAACTTTGTGATGTTTTTTAGCTACATTCTCCAAATCCCCATAATCATCCAACCTCTTAATCTCACTATCTATATCTTCGGGTTCGTACCCTTCATCTAGGAGTTTCTGCCTTACGACAGCTTCCTGATTTTTCTTGTTATCTTCACCATCCAGCTGCATCTCTGCAAATGATTGGATAGCGTTATATGTCTGGAAGTATTCTTTAGGTGATACGCCCTGCTCAAAGATTGCATCAAAAGCCTGTCGGTAATCTTCGCCAAAACGAGACAGATAGTTATCTATCGCTGTATTAGCTCTCATTCCCAATTGCTCATTCATTAGAGCAAGAAAGTCTTGGGGAGTTTCGGGTAATGTAGGTTCCTCATCTCCAGCCTTCTCAAAAGCACCTATATTAAATAGTTCTTTAGAGAATGCCTTAAAGGGATTAAGTTCCCCTTCTTCCTCTACTTCTTCCTCCTCTTTCTTTACTTCTACCTCTTCCTCGTCATCCTCATTTTTGATATCGTCCAAATCAAGGGGAATTTCTTCCTCTTTTTCCTTAACAACATCTTTTTTCTTCTCTTCCTTCTTAGGAGGTTCAGGAGTGTTAATGTCTTTGACATCTTCTGGTTTAGTTGTTACTGCACCACTATCATCAAGAAAGGCATCTACCAATTCCTGACTTGAGGTTGCTATAGTATCAACAATGCCAAAAGATGGCGCATCTAGAATATTCTCAGCCATATGTAGTTTTTTAACTGGTTTATAGGTCGAAATTAGTTACACATATTATATTTACAAATACTTTCATCAATAATAGGGGTAAAAAAGTTGATAATATAGCATTACTATTTTTCTCCCCCTAAAAAAAGTTCAACTTTTTAGGTTAGTTGTCTACAAAAGACGATTCGTTGAAGAGACGAAGAGAACGAGTAATAGATAAATCGGTCAAGGTTACCTTGGCTATTTCCACTCCCCATTTTCTACATTCAGTCTTAACATGTTTGGTTATAATGTCGTCTATAGGGTTTTTGAGTAAGTCATCCCATGTCCTTAACATAACTACTTCCCTTATACAACCCATAGCCACATCCCCTATAGCATCACGACTATCCATTACCTCCAATATAAACTTCTCTATATCCTTTACCCTATACTTGACAACTGCCCTCAACACTATATTCTTATTGTCTAGTGTAGTGAGGGATTGACTATTCAGGTGCATGGTTGTGGTAACTATAGTAGCTGTAACTACTTGGTCTACAAAGGGTATCTTCCAGTGTAGTCCGGGTTTGGCTATGTATTTAAATTTGCCAAACCGGAGCAGCACTCCCTCATCAAAAGCGTCTATAACGTAGATGGGGAGTAGCTGTGCACCAAAGGACAAAACAACATCTATCAGTTTCTCAAACATTATTTCTTCTTTTTAGGAGTAGCAGGCTTGGCTTTAGCTTTTGCCTGTATACGGGCTATCTTCTCATCGTTCTTCATATTCTTCTCTGCTACATCTAGCTTCCTATCCTCTAACCTCATCTTATCCTTATGCTGCATAATCTCGGCCTGAGTCTTCTGCAATTCCCTCATGGTCTCCTGTGTAATCCTATCTCTCTCAGCTGTTTGTCTGGTAATCTCCAGAGCATCGGCTATACCTGAGTTGTCGTTATCTGCTGTAGCGTTCTCATTACGAGAGAGTGCTCCAATCAGGGCAACTTCCTTCTTATTCAGTCTATCCAGCTCCTTATTCATATCCTCTCTGTTCTTCTCATCCTGATACATAGCTGCTGCCTGCTGTTGAGCCTGTTCAAACTGTGCTTGCTGCTGGTCTAATTTCTGCTTCTCCAACTCCTGCTGCTGTGCCTGCATAGCTTCTTGTTTCTCTCTCAGAGTATCAAATACCTTCTGCATCTGTCTAACTGAGTTAGTAGAGTAGAGAGCTAATACATCAGAGAAAGAGCCACCATTCTGTAGGAGTGGCTGGGCAAGCAGTTTCAGTTCTTTTCTTTCCTGTATATCTTGTGGGCGAGAGGTAGCAAATAGCTTTAAGTCTCTCATTTTCAGGTCACTACCTGATACCTGTACAAACGCCTCTTTACCCTCACTGGAGATATAGGAGATTGTAGAGGTTTCCTTATTACTCTCTACATACTGGGCTGCATCTACAATAGCTTGGTATAGTTGATTGAGTACGTATTCGTGAGCTGCAAAGTATGGTTCAGTCTGGGCATATGACTGAGTGAGGGCGGTATTTATTCCTGTAGCGGTTTCTGTAGCCTGTGTACCACCCAACCTCTGCCTATTCAGTCCTACCAATTCGTAGGCTTCGTTCTTCATCTGGACAGCCAGATTATAACGACTCTGTATCTCGTTAGTACGAGTCAAGTCCAAATTACGTGCAACTGTCTGATTACCAACAGGAGCTTTAGTATTCTCAGGACTATCATCATCAAACATGACACCCCTCTCTCTTGCCTCCATTTCCCAGATATCTACATCATCCTGTCCATCACCGTCTTTGACACGGGGAATTCTCCTGATATTTACTACACCTACATTACCAATTTCCTTCTCCAGCAACTTGAAAAGTTGATTCATACACACGTTGTATATGACTTGGAAGGGTTTAAGCATGTCCACCAGAGAACGAGCTTCTGTATTCTTCTGCTCAAAAGTCTGAAAGATGATTGGACAGTAGCTTAACAATTTGAAGGGTTTAACGTGATAGATGTCTGGGCCTATCTTAGTACCCTGATACCACTGGTTAATCCAACCCCACGACACCTTCCCTGCTTGGGTTGGGATATCTCCATTCTTGTAATTCTCATCTACAAAGGTAGATTGTAGATTACCCACTTCATCTATGTAGTCTACCTTACCTATCTTTGTCTTGCTCATCCAGTAAGCCCTGACAACCACATACTTATAACCAAATGAAGAGACATTAGATGTCAATCCAAGAAAGTCCTTCAGACCATCGTTGTTCTCCTTCATTTCACTCTCAATCATCATACGAGTGCGAAGCACTAATGGGTCATACGTATCATATTGGATACTGTCGATACCCTGAGCTGCATTAGGATTTCCAAGATTACTCTCTCTCACATTGATGAGACCATAATCTTGCAGAGAAGACCGAAGGTGGTCAATCTCCTCCTTAGTCAGTTCAGGAATCTTTTCGATTATTTCGGATATCTCCATAACCTCTACAGTACCAGCAGCATAAGCTCCTTGTGCCCTGCCTGTATTATCAGAGGTGTACTTTCTATCTGGTGTGGTAAGATACCATGTATTCTTAGGATTGAGTACCTCTACATTAAAACCTAACTTGGAGTTGTCTTCGTAGATGTGATAACCTTGCCTTGAGGATATGAGGAGGTCACGAAAAGCTTCCTCTCCCTTCTCCTTCATATTGAAGTCTACCTTCTCAGCCTCCAATACAACATTGGCCCACATCTCTGCGTTAGAAGTGTAGTTGACTATCTCCTTCTTTACTTCTTGTAATGTACGAACATTCAGCTCTTCTTCGTCAATCTCTTCTCCCATCTGAGCCATCTTGAACATAATATCCTGCCTAACCTTGGCTGTAAACCAATTCTTTAGGATATCTGTCTTAGCCTTCATCTCCTCAGACCTACTATCATCATCAAAAGCCTTAATAGCGTGTTTATCTGGACGATTTATCAGTTCACCTACCAGTGTGTTGATGGGTGGGGCTAGGATAGAGTAGTTCTTCACGTACTTTGGTAGTTCTAAATCTGCCTGAAGCATCTCTGTGAAGGATTTTACCTCTGGTGTCTCGTAAAAATCTTCTGGACGAAGGATACCCTTTACCAAATCGTAGTTTTTGACAAAGGTTTCCCTATTTTTGACGTACTCTGCGTAAGCTTTGTTAGCAAAGTAGTCCATTGTGTTCTTAATCCAACCCTCATCCTCCTTCTCCTTCTGCGTCTTGAACTGGTCAGGGAAGATATTGAGGTAGGCGTACCGTATAGTAGCGTCCTTTGTATAGCGAATAATTGCCATTACGTAAATAATTTAGACTTCTTTTTATTAAATAGATTGGAGGACTCTGAAAAGAGCCTCTTATCCTTCTTTTTTCCCATTGCTTTGAGACGAGCATCCCCATCTCCCCCTGCTTTGCCGTAGATAGGGTCCATCTTGTCTGCCTGAGCTTTAGCTAACTCGGCTGCTACCAGCCTATCATAGTTACCATCCTCGGTAAACTGGATAATCTCCTCTAACAGCATAGGGTCCAATATCTTTCTGACACCCAACTCCTCTCTTATAACTGAACCATTCTCATCCTTCTCCTGATGTATCACTTCCTCTAGGTATTTCTTAAAGTTACCATGTAGGAAATCCCTTATCTTATCAGACGAGCGAGATATTCCATAATCCCTATTCTGGGTAGTGTTGGGTACAATTTCCTTTAACCACTGGGGTTGCTTCTCCAACATATGTGCATCTCCCTTAGCTACCATGTAGTCGATAAAGGAGATTTCGTCATTCTCTGAGAAGACACGGGCATTATAGAACTTGCAGAGCAAGCGAGCCTGTTCCTCCCATACCTTCTTGTCATTAGGACGAGCAGCATAAGAAGCTACAAACATATCCTGATACTTCTCTCCCCCAATCTGGTGCATACGCTTATATATGTATACAGCACCCAATGAATCTGAGTAGGCTGCTTTACCTTGTCTATAGGGGTCAACTCCAGCTACATATAGTCCATACGGAGGGTCTTCTATGGGGAACTCATATATTACTATAGGAG